TTCTTGCAACGAGTTCATTTCGGCTGCGGTCAGGACTTGACCGGCAGTGAATGTCTGTTTGCCCATTACTGTGCGCCTCCTACGGGTGGATCAGGGAGAACAGGGTTATCGATGTCAATGGTTGTAGGCAGGTCACGGAGCGCCTGCCGGTAGGTGGCCCACGCTGAAACGTCTACTGGTGCGTCTGCGACTTGTGTCCAGTCGCTGCGAGCCAAAGCGGTGTTTCTCCATAGACGGATCTGTTGAAGTTTTTGATCATCGGTGGCATCAGGGAAATCAGGGTTGAAGTCAAAAATCGCCATGTCAGGCCGCCTCGTAAGTCCAAAACGCTTGCAGAATGTCGGTGGCTCCCCAAGTAAACGGCAAGGTGCTGCTGATGGGTCGCAGTTTGGTTGATCCTGAATCGTCGATCAATCGTCGAACCTGAACCGTCGTTGTCGAATCAAGTGTTGCGCGACCTTCCCAAACATCGACACCAACATTGTTGAAACGTGCGGTTCCGACAGCACTACTTACGCAACTTGAGGCGGCTGTTACAGGCAGGCTCACAGTCACGGCACCGGACACGTCAGCACCAGCACAGGTGTAAACCCACACACAAGTCACAAGTTTCCCGATTTGAACGTAACGGGCTGTCGTGGTTGTGCCTCCACTGAGGTTCCCGTAACTGGGTGTCCAAGTGTCCCAAGTGCCTAACGCCTCCAACTGGGCGATCTTGTAGTCATGCGACGACGTGACAGCCGACGAGTCCGCACCGACTTTTGCTTCTAACGCTTCGACAGCGTTGTTGAGGTCGGTGTGTTGCCCTGAGTGGGATGGCAAGTTCAACTGGTCCGAGGCTGTCGGATCAGTGAACACGTCTAGAGAGGTGGGAAAGTTGATGGCCATCAGTATCCGAGTGGGTTGCCGGTCAGCAGGGTCTTGGTGTCATCATACGTCATCGACGGTGCGTCGTACAAGATGGTCGATTCGTCATACTGGGTGAGCGACTGCAACACGCCGAACTGGGCATCGTCCAACGTGAAGTAGGTGTCCAAAGCGGTGGACAACGAGAACCTGATCCGATGCGAATCGACACCGATGGCGTGTTCGATCTTGTCCACCACACCGAACTGGTCGATAGCGGTACCGCCACCCGGTGGCGTGTAGATCACCCTCACCACCTCGCCCAGATCCAACCCGAGCACTGTGGTGCATTGGGCTGACGAGAGGCGAGCCAGATTCACTTCCAACAACTCGAAACGGACACGAGCCGTCCCGTAACGAGACACGAGGAAGTTGGCGAACTCCTGTGAATCTGTATCAGCCGGGAACAGCAGGTTGTCGTAGTTCAACGTCCGAATCCCGTAAGCATCCTGTGAGTTGGTGTCGTCGGCGGATTGAACGGTGCCACCGACACGAGTCACCGTCGCACGGTTGTAAAGCAGTTCTGAGCCGACCTGCACACCGATGTTCGAGTACGGGATGTTGGTGCCGGTGTCATCGAACGTCGCTTGCGCTGTCGAAGGCGTAGCCGTCCGACGATTCTTGAACGTCAGTTTGCCGTCGGCAGACACAAACAGACGACCACCCTCAGTGCGCTCCACCAACTTCGCATAGGTCACCACATCAGTACCGGCAGACACCGTGTCCGCCTGCAACGTCTGCACACCATCATCGATGTCTCGATCTGATTCTGGGAACTGCACCTCGGTGCGATCCAAGATCGCTGTGATCCGTTCACCCGACAACTGCGACGTAGCAGTGAACCCGTCCAGTTTCGTGCGACCCAACAGAGAGAAAGCGTCGGACGCTACCGCTGTCGCTGTCGCATCACCATCAATCGTGTAGTTCAGATTCCAGTCATCGATGGTCCCGTCGAAGATCGGGATGTTGTTGGTTTTGATCCTGAGCCGTTTGCCGGGAACGATGTCGTTGGAGTAGGTGCCACCACCCGTCGGGTCATAGTCACGATCACGGTTCTCCACCGACACCGAACACACACCGGCCTGCACGTCATCCAACCAACGTGAACGTCCACGACGCACCGTCACCGAGAACACATCAGCAGTGATGTCTACCGGTGAGACACCTTCCAACACGTCCTCACCGAGCACACCAGACTCGGCAGAGTCCAACACGAACGGGTCTGCGACACCGCCAGTGGAATAGAAATCGACGGTGGTCGCTACCGGCAACATGGTTACGCTGCCCTCCAACCAGCCCCGTTCCGACGCTCATACGCCGTGATCGCATCAACCACCGACTGACCGATCATGCCGGGATCACCAACACCGGCCTGCACCGTGATGTTGTACGTCGCGCCACCGATACCGCCACGCATCTGATCAAGCGGCACGACAGCTTCAGGACCTGCTTCACCGATCACAGCGAGCGTCGCGCGATTCACGATGCCACCATCCGCCAACAACGGGATGTCTGGCACGCCCAGGGTGAACCCGTCGTAGCCGATCGGTCCGATCGAGAATCCTGGAATCTTGAACTCGAGCCCGTTCCATGCGCGAATGATGAAGTTGATAGCTTCGCGGAACGCGTCTTTGATCCCGTTGAACATGCCTTTCGCTGCTCGACCGATCTTCTCTGGGACACCCGCCACAAACTCGACGATGACACCGAAGCTTGTCGTCACCAGGTCTTTGATGGCGTCGAACGCGTCGGACACGATGCCTTTCATCGCGTCCCATACCGCACCGAAATCGCCTTTCAGCAGCGCGGTGCCAATCTCGAAGAGACCGCGGATGATTGCGAGCGCTACTTCGACAGTGTTTTCGATTACTTCGAACGCGACCTGCACGATCGATTTCAACGCGTCCCAGAACAGTTCGAACACCGGCCGGATGTAATCGATGAAACCAGTAATGATTCTGGTGACGGTTGCGAACGCGTCGCCGATAATCGTGATGATGGTTCCGAACACGTCGATCACGATTTCTGCAACGACCTTGAACAGATCGATCAACGTGTTTATGACCGGTTCAAGAACCTGGATGATGCGTTCGAACAACGCGATGAAAAACTCGATCGCAGCCTGGATCGTTGACACGACGTTATCCATGAACCATCCGGCGACAGGTCCGAGGATTTCTTGGAACGACTCCCACCAGGATGACAACACTTCGGTCACGGTTGCGAACGCGTCAGTGAAGAAACCGACGACAGCGTCGTAGAACGCTTGCAGCGTCGGCATGATGGTTTCGAACGCTGCCACCAGGGTAGCCCATGCTCCTTGCAAGAACTCCCAGACAATGACACCAGCTTGTTTGATTGCTTCGAACACCTGGTTGACGAGTTCACGGAACGGCTCGAAACGTTGATACGCGATAACGATGCCGGCGACAAGAGCAGCGATAGCGATCACCAGAAGCATCATCGGATTGATCGACATCGCAGCTGACAACGCCAGTTGCGCGGCGGTCATAGCGAGCGTGACGCCTCGGGCAGCCGCAGTCGCCGTCTGGTACGCAACGAGACCAGTAACGATCGACGCGATGATCGTGCCTGCGATCTCCAGTTCGTCGTTGTATTCTTCGACGAAATCGCGCGCCTTCTCGATCTGCTTGTTGAAGTTGTCGCGGATCGAAGCGGCAGCGTCATCTGCTTGTTCACGGAACTCGCCAAGTCGATCGATCGTTGTTTCGACACCACTAGCGAACGCTTGCGCCGCTGGTTCGAGTTTGGGTCCGAGCCAGTCGATGAAACTGTTGAGCGCGGGTATGCCGCGGTCGACCAGGAGACCGACCAGGCTTTCCATTGCTGGCAGCAGATACGTTCCGAGTCGCGCTTGCGCGTTGTCGAACTCTGCTGCCAGGATGCGCTGTTGGTTTGCGAGACCGTCTGACGTGTTCGCAAAGTCTCCTGCCATCTGCTCGGTCGACTGCATCAGCAATCCGTAGCGAGCTTGGACCTTGATCGCTTCGGTCATCTCGCTCTTCGAGTTGATCAACCCTGACTCCAGGGCGAACAGTTCGACTGCTGCTGCAGAAAGGTCGATACCGAAACGACGGATAGGTTCGGTTTCACCGGCGAGCGAGCTTTGGAATACGGCAGCGGCGTCAGGAACGTCCAGGTTCATGACGGACGCGAAGTCAGCGATCCTGGTGGTCAGTTCGTCTGTGACAGCGACAACGTCGCCTTCAGCTCCGGCGATCTGCTTGGAGAACGCTCCGAACTGGACAGCGAACGCGTTGAACTCTCGCGACGACAGACCGACGGCTTGCGCAGATGCTTCGGACAGACCGAGGATGCCGTCGGCTGCTTCGCCGAACGTGACGTTGACAGCATTGACGGATTCGGAAAGATCGGAAGCGGCGTCAACGGCTTTCTTGCCGATTGTCAGCGCGGCGGCGCCGAATGCTGCTGACAGGATGCCCACAGCTTTCGCTGTGGTTTTTGCTGCGTCTCCGAGTTTACGGAACGAGCTTTGTGCTTCGCGAACGCCTTTGTTGTCGAACGACGAAACAATCGGGATGCGTGGCTGTGTTCCTGCCATAGCTACCTCATCTTCCGATTGATGTCTCTAGCGACTTTATCTAACGCGCCTTGAATGTTTTTGATGACATCACGTTTCTCGTCGACGTACGCGGGAAACAGCACGCGAGAATATCTGGCGCCTTTCCGCCAGCGAAGTCCCCATCCGTTGTTCGCCATAGCGTCGATGAACCAGCGTCCTGATCTGGTTCTGCCTTTTGACGATCGACCGGCCCAGTCGAACACTGCTCCTGCGGCGTTGCGTTGTTCGAGTGTCATCAACGGGAACTCGCGCACCTGGCCCTGGTTGATGAAGCCTTTGCCGCCGAACCGGACGCGATAGCCGTTCAGTACTTGTTTCTGACGCCAGCCGAGTCGTCCTTTGTCGGACCATCCGCTGGTTGGCGCGGTTGCAGGGGCGATCCGTCGTGCCGCTGTAGCCATCGGTCCGGCCATGCGAACGATGTCGCGTTGGACTTCTTTCCTGGCTTCGTTGTCGACTTTGCCGAGGAGACGCAGCAGTTCGCGTTCGTTGACAAGCTCCATGTTGAACATGAGCTTTCCTGCTGCGGACGTGACTGCCATTACTTGCGCGCTTTCTTCATCTCCTTCGCGCGATCTTGCATGTACGCGAGTATCGCGCGAAGTATTTCTGTGTCTTCAAGAAGGTAGCGCGGCGGGATCCCGGTCTCGACAGCTACTGACGCAACCAGGTATGTCAGGCTGTCTCGTCTAAAGGGGCAGAAGTCTCGTTTACAACTTCGACCGTGACGATCTCGTCGAGCCAGCTTTCGAACGGTTTGACACTGTGACCGGCGTAGTTCATCGACTTCCATCCGAGCCAGTACACGTGTTCCATCTTGAACTCGTTTTCGAACGCTTTTCCGATACCGGTTTTGTAGTTGCGTTCGAACTCGACTTGGACTTTGGGTGTGACGGGGAACTCGCCGACCGGGCCGTCGTTCTTGACGACCCGCAGTTTCATGTTCAGCATGGGCAGTTACCTTTCTCAGGAAGTGGCTGTAGTGATAGCTCCAGAAACCGGCCAGGTGACCGACGCCGACGCGAGATCGCCGACAGCGCCGTTCAACAACGGCCACTCGGTAACCAGGACGGTCATCGAGAAGTTCGGGTTCGTGGTCGAAGTCGTCTCGTTCACCGGCTTCACGCCGACAGTGGCGGTTCCGCCAATGAGCGGCGCAATGGTCGCGTGCACTTCGGTCGCCGCGAAATCCTCGTGGAAATCGAGCGAAACGCTGTGATCGCCGAGACCGGCGATACGGGTGACAGCCGTGTCGCCGAACGCCGTAGTGGCAACTTCAGCGTACGACTCAGTGACCGTCACTGACGCCACATGATCTGAAAGGTCGACGCCGCCCACTTCGATGAGCGGGTTCGTCAGCACAAACTTGGCCATTAGTTACTGCTCCTCTTCGAGGTCTTCTGAACGTTCGTCGACCTGGGCAGTAACGGTCGTCTTCAACTTACCTGATCGAACGGGCTCGATGTGGCCCGCGTCAATCAGGTGGTCGATGTTGCTTGCGGCAAGATCGCTTGCGTCAACAATATCACCTGGAAGGTGGCCGTTGATCTTTCGCGATCCGACAATCTTGTATTGCTTCACGGTGTCTCCTTACGCGTGGACACGGACAGAGAAGTCGGCGGCAAGGTAATCAGCCTCGCCCTGGGAAATCATTCGAACGTTATCACTGCGTTCGACCAGAAGTGTTTGTACGACTCCGCCGAGAGTTCGATCGGCTTCGATCGCTGCTCGGATTGACGTGTCGCCAGAGTAGTTCATGAACGCGTACAACGTTTTCTGGCTTGCTCGTTCGCTTGTTCGACCGACGATCACGGTTACCGTGTACGCGTGTTCGGCGTTTCCGCCGGCGAATCCTTGCCAATATTGAACGTTCTCTGGCATGACGAACGCGCAAGGCGGAGCGAATACGTCAGGGATGTGGTCGAAGACGCGAAGCCCGTTGATCGTCGCTAGTCTGGTTTCGAGACCGTCAGCGATTTGCGCGAGCGTTGCTGCCATCAGGCGACCTGAACTTGTTCGCGTCTGTACGGAGCTAGTAGCGCCATAGCTACCGGATGCATTGCTTGCCGGAGTCGCATGATGCCGATGTCGCCGAAGCCGGCGATACCGAGCGGAGCGTCAGCTGACTTGAAAATCGACACGCCCTGGATTTGCGCTGCCTGTTCGACGGGATGCGGAAGATAGTCGTTGGCTGCATCAGGGTTCGCCCATCCCCATCGCGCGGTGATCTGCACGAGTGCTTGTCCGTAGTTGAACGGGAACTCGCGAGCGTTGATCGCTCTGATACGTGTGTACGGCCAGTTCTGTCCGCCCAGTTTGCCGTTGAGCGGTTCGAGTTGATAGTCAGCAGCGTTCCAGGTGGTCTCGAATACGCCGTCGTCGTCTTCGTCGGTTTTGATAATCAAACCAGTCGCTGTCGAAATATCGTCGACTTCAACAAGCCACGGTGTCGACGCAACGAACGTTCTTGCCGTAGCGGTCGCTTGTTGCACGAAATGACGATCGCAGTACGCTTGCACCATCTGCGTCGCAGCGTCTGCAGCGAGGGTGAGACGGTTGTCG